TATTATGAGAAAACCAAGCGCCAAAAAAATCAAATGGGTTCTTATTACAGCGTTTGTAGTATGGGGACTGAGTTTAACTTTAAGATATGATGCTTATGCAGATTCATGTGCCATGATAACCTTAGCGATGTTAATTTATGCAAACGAATAAAAAAGACACTTTTAAACAATCTATGGATAAAATAGATAAGTCCATAGAAAAGATCCAGAGGCTTACTGATTTAATCAGAAGGCTAGACAATCCCCCCAGATCAAAATAATCCTTTTTTCATTTTTGTTGTTGAAGTCGCTCAGAGATGGGCGGCTTTTTTTTGCTATCTTAGAGATAGGATAATAGGATAATTTTGGAAATTAATCACTTAGGCTGCTTTGCTGAGTATCTGTTTTGTGCTGAATGTACTAAAAGAGGATATACTGTATCAATGCCTATTCTAGACTCTAGTATATATGATTGTGTAGTGGACACTGGTAAGGATCTATTTAAGATCCAGATCAAGTCATCTGAAAAAACTCCTAGAGGAAATGAGAACTCAGTTAATATTCCTTTAGATAATGCTAAAAATAAATACACAAAAGACAAAGTAGATTATTTTGCTATTTACAGCGGTTTTTACAGCGGTTTTTTTGTTATACCTAACTCAGGCTCCATGAAATCATTTAGAGCCTCTAAAAGCGGTAAAAATGCTATCTACTATGATAGATTTGATTTTGTTTAGTATCTTTGAATTGTAATTGTTTTTGTAATAAATTTAATTGTTTGGTTTTTAATTGAAAAGGCGCTACTTATCTGAGTGGCGCTTTTTTTTTAAATTTGTAAAAAATAAAAATTATGTTAGTAAAGATTTTAAAAGATGTTTATTCAGTCGATGGCTGGAGAAAAGAGGGAGAAATTGTGGAACTAGAAGGTAGGGAACTCAGACACTACTTAGCTGTTAATATTGCTGAAGAGCATAAGGTAGAGGCTAAGAAGGAGGTCAAGAAAGAGGAGAAAGCCAAAAAAGAAACTAAGCAAGCTAAGGCTCCATCAAAAAGAACTACTAAAAGATCTAAATAATGGGATTTAAGACTAGAGGCTATTTAAGTGAGCGCCCAGAGGAGTTTCACTATCAAACCAAAGTAAATTCTGTAACAGGATCAGAGCTAATTAACAATACATTAGCTAAAAGCTTTTTAAGAGTAGACACTACTGCAGATGATACTTTGATAGATAAGATGATAGTTACAGCTAGAGTCTGTCTAGAGAATTATCTAGGCAGGGATATTGTGGCTAAAAATAGAACTATCTATATACCTTATCTAGGATCTAGAGTGGATCTACCTTTTGCGCCAGTAGCATCAATCAGCTCAGTTACTGTAGATGGATCAAGCGCCTCTTATTCAGCTAAAGGATTAAATAATGAGATCATAGAGCTTGAGGAGCTGCCAGCTAAAGAAGTTAAAATCACTTATATAACTGAAGGCTTATCTGGGTCTAATTATGATCATGCTCTACTCCAGCTGGTTTCTACTTACTATGACAATAGAGCTGAATTTAAAACTGGGGAAGCTGTAAATGAGATCCCTACTTCTGTGAGGATGTTTTTAGCTGGAGAGAAAAATCTTTTTATTTAATGGATGCTGGAAGATTAGATACTAGGGTAGTAGTAAAGCGATTAACTAAGTCAGCTGATGGATATGGAGGCTCTACCTCCTCAAAATCCACAATATCTACTATCTGGGCATATAAAAAAGATATATCTGGAGATATAACTACTCAGAATGTACAGCGAAAAAAGTTTACATCCATAGAGCTGATAGTTAGAAAAAAGACAGCGGACACTATACAGGATAATGACATTCTACAGATAGAGGGGGACTCTACTGAATACAGGATTAATGAGATCTTTGATAGTGGTCATAAATATTACTCAACTATAAAAGCTACAGAAATTGGCTGATATTAAGATAAATAATAGAGATCTTAAGAAGCTGCAGAAAAAAATAGGGCAGCTCCAGAAACTTTCTGAAAAAGGATTAAGTACTGAGCTGGGGACTACTGTAGCTTTAGCAGATGCTAGAATGAAAAGGACTGTCAGTGGATCTGGATTTAAAGAATCAAAGGGCGGACTGATACAAGGTCAAAACTTTGGAAAGTCAGGAAATCAAGCTTTTGTAGAAAATACTACAATGTATTCACCCTATATAGAATTTGGAATTGGAAGAGATGTAGATCTATCAGAGCTTAGAGAGTTAGGTATTCCTGACAGCTATGCCTCTCAATTTAAAGGCAGAGGATTTACTGGGACTATACCTGTTAATCTAGGTACTAAAGAGGCGCCTAAATGGAGGATGATCACATTTCCCCAAGACAGAGCGCCTAAGCCTTTCTTTTTTCCAGCTGTAAGGGTGGAGCTGCAGAATCTGCTTAATAGAATTGTTAAAAGAATTAAAGATATAAAAAGATGAATGAGGCATTGCATCACTTGAGAGCTGTTTATTATACTAGACTAAATGGAACTATTACTCCTACAGGGGGATCACCAGTTCCAGCTTATAACAGAGTGCCATCAAATGCAAGCGAGCCTTATATAAAAATTTATTCTGTAGGGACTAGAGAAATAGATAGGACTCAGGATTCTTTTATCATAAATTGTGAAACTAGAATAGAGGTAGTAACTGGCTTTGATGGAGATTCTGGAGGAGAAATTCAGGCCAATGAAATAGTAGATGGAGTGATTAATGCTGTTAGAACTAGATCATCAGGCTATCCAGATTTAAGCTCCAGCAGTTTTAATGTTTATACTACAGAGATAGAGAATATACAATATCTAGAAGATGACTTTCAGGATAAGTCATACTTTAGGGCAATCATTGAAATATCAAACAGAATAGAAAAGCTATAATATAATGATCAAAAAAATATTTTTTTTACTATTTAGTACTTTTGTACTAGCTCAGCATAATGATGTTTATGGGCTTTGGGTAAGCCAGCAAGGGGAGTTTGTAGTGATAAAAGAAAATAATACTTTTCAGAGGTTTGTAAAAAATGACAGCATAAGAATCTTAGCAAAAGGAGATCTTGATGTAATTGATAATCAGATTTTTGTTTTTAGAAAAGATACTCTAGACAGCTATAGCTTATGCTTTTATAGAGGAAATGAAACAATGACAGTTTGCAAGCCTAGAGAAGATAAGGCTTGGCTGTTTTACAAAATAAGATAATGGATGATATGAGAATTTTTGGACTATATGGGCTGAATTTATCAGCTCTAATGATTAGTATAAGTGAGATAAATCCTATCCTCCAGTTTTTAGTATTAATTGCAACGCTAACTTATACGATCGTAAACATAATAAAAGCCCTAAAAAAATGAGTACAAACACTTCAAATAGAAATAAAGATATAAGACACTTTTTTGGATCTCTGATGATCTTTGGTATGGTAATAGCTATCATGTACTATCTTTCTCAGTATGAGATACCTAGTCAGAATAGAGACATTTTAACTACCTTGACTGGAATGCTGGCGGCTAGTTTAGCGATGATCATAGCGGCCATAACAGGGTCTAGACCTAATGAGCTGGAAGAAGCTAGAAAAGAAATATCATCTCTGAGAATGAAGGTTGAGATGCTAGTTACTCAAAAGGATGGACTAGAGTCTATGCTTATAGATATGCAGAATCAGACCATCTCTAGACTTCTTATTGCTGAAGATGTAGAAGGATCTGAGGGATGTAACTGTGATGAAAATGAATGTAAATGTAGTGATCAATGAATTTAAAAAACTTTAAAATTGAAGAATTTGATAGCCCAGATATGGAGGCAGGATCTGCCGCTGATTATATGTCTAGTGATTTCCTCAATAAGCTTGATTTGGCTAGGGATTATGCCAAAATACCATTCCACATCAATAGCGGAGCGAGATCGCCAGAGCATAACAAAAAAGTGGGCGGCAAACCCAACAGCTCACATCTCACTACAACAAAGGGAGGAGCTTGCGCAGCAGATATTAAATACCTTGGATCCAGAAATAGATTCATTATTGTCAATGCCCTGCTTAAAGCTGGCCTTTCAAGGATCGGAATCCATGAGGTTTTTATCCATGTGGATTCAGACTCCACAAAGGATCAAGATGTCATCTGGTTATATAAGTAATACAACAGGATCAACTCTATGCTTAAATTATTATTAGGTTTATTAGGCGGAAAAAATAATGAAAAGTCAGCTATTGGAGGACTGGCTTGGGAAATTAGAGAGGCTATAAAAGGAAAAGAGCTTGATCCAAAAGAATTAATAGAACTTCAAACCAAAATAAATGAAGCAGAAGCAAAACACAGGAGTATTTTTGTTAGCGGTTGGCGCCCCAGTGTTGGCTGGGTTTGTTCTTTGGCTTTTGCCTATCACTTTGTGGCTTTCCCCATTATTAGAACTTTATATCCAGATGTTGAATTTCCTCAACTGGACACAGAGCCTCTTTTTACTGTATTGATGGGAATGCTTGGCTTAGGAGGTTTAAGGACATTTGAGAAGCTAAAAGGGAAAACTTCTTAAGATGGCTAGAATCAAGGAGGTTTCTTTTTATAAAAAAATTAAAAAAAAGAGGAAAGGAGTTCATTCTAAGAATGCATCCAAAGGTCAAAAAGGATGGAAGAAAAAATATAAGGGACAAGGTAAAAAAAGATAATAATGGCGACTAGAGACTTATACAGTTCAAATAATTTTTATAGAATGTCTTTTGGAGATTATGGCTTTAGACTTCTAGACTATACACATGGGAACTCCTCTACTCCATCTGGAGAGTATTTTTGCTCTATAGAATGTACAGAGAATAGCACAATAACACTAACAAACGACACATCTGGAGGAGACTCTGGTCTTGCAGACTTTTCAATTAAAGAAGGCCATATTATTTACGGAAACTTCACTAATATCTCAATAACTCACGGACAGATAATCTGTTACTTAAGAAAGCCTAAATAATGTTAGGACTATCTTTCACAAATTTATCAAGGTCTAAAAAGACTAAAAAGATTATAAAAAAATATCTTCAAGATAATCTTGAGGATTTGTGGAATAATACAGAGGATAGGTGGCAGTCTTACAATTATCTAATTCCATTAACTTGGGATTCTATAAATGAAATTTGGGATAGATATAATGAAAGACTTCCTGAGACTTGGGAAGTAATGAATAGTAACTGGAACTCAGAGAGTGATCTATGGAATGAAATATAATTTTGTTAAATTTGTAAAAAATATAATATGGGAACGAGTTTAAGCGGCTTAAAAATAAAGGATACTTATCAGGGGATTATAAAGCTCACTGATAATGCTGCTGCATCAGGCTCTACTAGAGAGCTTACGGATGGAGTAGGAAATGATCTAAATATACAAGTAGATACAACTGGGAGGCTAGAAGCTACTTCTTTTGTTAAAACTTCTGGGACTAGTTCACAGATACTTTTAGCAGATGGAACTGTAGCTACTTCTATTGGATCTTCATTTATAGCGAATGATTCTGTAGGATATGATCAGCTAACGGATAGATATACAGCAAAACAAGATATATCTACTACTACTGGAACTATTAACTTAAATGCTGCCTCTTATGCGGTTTTTGAGCTTACAGGAAATGTAGGGACTGCAACTCTTAACATACAGAATATAAAAAAAGGAACTGTAATAGATATTTTACTATCTGGATCTGATTTATCCAGTGCGGTAATAACTTTATCTGATAGTTTCACAACTTCTGCAATTAATAAAGTAGGAAGCAATGATCTAGACACTAGCGGAACTAATTTGATTCAGGTAGTTTGTTTAGATGATAATGATTCAGATGCAATACTGAATTATGCAATAGCAACTTATGCAACTGATACAACTCCTTAATAATATGAAAGCAAAAACTATAAATGGTCAAGTAAAAATATATAAAATCTTACCATCACAATACACTAAGGATGATGGAAGTGTGATCCTAAATTTTAGAAATGCAGACTCAGCAGCTCATGAAGCTGAGGGCTTTTTTGATGTTATAAAGCCTAGCTATAATCCTTTAACTCAAACCAAAGGCGGCTTATACT